ATCCTTGAAGTTTTTGTTGCTTAGCTAGAGCTGCTTGAGTAGCCCCTAAGTTGTCTCCTAGTTGATTAGGTAAGTTAGCCACACTTGCCTTTATTTTATCTCTAGCAATCTCGCCTTCTGTAGTGCCCTTCATTGTGATACCTAATATTTCTGCTACGCTAGTAGCAAAAGCTTCTATACCAACATTTAAGCCTTTTACACTTTCTTGAAATACCGCCATAGCAGCGACTTGAGCTTCTATAGCTACAAAGTTAGCTTTGCTATTTGCTTCGGCAGCGTTTATACGATTTTTATCTAAGCTGGCAGTTAAACTAATTATTTCTTTTTGGTTTGCTGCAGCAGTTATATCGTTTTGAATTTTTTGTTTCCTATTAGCAGTTTCTGCATCAAATATTTCAAGTTCTTTCTCTTGTAAATTAAGTCTATCTGATATCTCAAGGTCTAAATCGCTTCTGCGCATCGCGGTAATCTTCTCTAGAGCATCAACTTCTTTTTGTGCACTTGAACCTTTTTGCATAATAGCAGCTTTTTCATTATTAAAGTTATCTTGTAAAACTTTACGCTGTAGTTCTATATTAGCGCGTTGTTTACTAATATCATCATCTATAGTAGAACCGGGAGATCTTCTCAAGTCTACTAATTCCTGTTCAGCATGTAATATTTTATGAGCATTTTTAACAGCTTCTAAAGCAGCTATCTGAGCCGCTCTATTACTATTACTAGTTATTCTAGCTATCTCTAACTCAATAGACTTTCTTTGTGTGTGAAATTTATTGCGTTGTATATCAGAAGCTGAACTAGCTTTCATAGTTGCAAGTTCAATATTTAGTCCGTCTATGTTTATCTTACTCATTTCTTGGGCTCTAGATAGTTTCGATGCTGAATCAGTATTCTGAGCTATTTTAAACGTAATATCATTTTGCTGTTTTAATAATCTTAGTTGAGACTCTAAAGCTTCTACTTGTTTATCAGCTTCTTTTCTAATTTGTTCAGTCTTTTGAAGATTTTGTATAATTAATCCAAGAGCAGCTTTTTGCGCAACTACTCCGGCATCTGTTAAGGCTACTCCCGCACTGTCTGTTCCAATTCCTTCCGCTTTTATAAGACTAGCAAGATATTCATTTTGAAATGCAGTCATTTGTTCAGTGTTTGTAGCTATCTTACCTGTAATACTAATTAACCCAGAAAAAGCAGTAGTATCTACTCCTGAAATAGCTGAGCTAAAGTTTTTCTGTATACCAGCTAACACTTTTTCAGCTGTTTGTAATTCTCTAAGGCTAGCATTAAGATTATCCATTGGTATTATTAATTCTCTTATTGAACGAGCAGAGGCTAAGCTATTCTTCTTTAGCTCTTTAAGAGCGGTACTTGCACCAGACAATAAAGCTGATAATTTTTCTGAGTCTAAACTAGCGTCAGATAACCCCTCTCCTGCGTTGTTTAAAGCATCCTGCAGACGCACGGCATCTAATATAAGATTTTGTTGGGCTTCCGTTAGAGTATTAAAATCCGTACCTTTTGGAAATTTATTATACATAATCTCTACGTCATCACCAAGATTCTTTATAATGCCGTCAGCACTGCTAAATAAATCAGAAATAGTGTTAGCAGGTATACCAGATAACCTAGCAGTCTGTCCTACAAGTAACTCAAACCCTGCGTTTACAGAACTTAGCGCTGATACTAGAGCAGTGTACAGGGCTATCTCTATCTGTAGTTGTCTTATCTGGCTTTCGTTGCCACCTTCTCTTACTCTATTTAGCTTTTCCTGCTTGTTAGTTAAATCCGTAGTAGCTATAAGTAGAGGGGTTATTGAAGCGTCTGGACCATACTCATTAGCCCTCGGGCCTTGTTCTATAATGGTCATTGTGGCATTATTATCTCTCATTTGGACTAACCTCTTAGCTAGGCCTTCTGTCTCGCCACCTAAATCTCTTACTCTATTTACTAAATCTTCACCTATGCTACCTCCAGCAACACCAAGAAAACCAGACGCTAAATCTTCTGAAGCTTCTCTAATACCAAGAATACCTTCTTTTATTTTCTTTAATATATCTACGTCAAAAAAGGTACCAGCTATCTGAGCTACAGTAATTATAGTAAATATAATACCAAGAGAAGCATTTAGTAGACCCATAGCGACAGTTAATCCTCTAGCAGCAAACGTAGCTACTGTAGCTGCACCAGCAAATAATCTAGTACCTATTGTAGCTGATTTATTAGCCACAGTATAAGCAGCAATTATCCTAGTTGCGTCTTTAAAAGCAAGGCTCTCGCCTCTTTGAGCAGCTGTTAAGGCTAGCTTCGCCTTAGTTAAATCGGCAATAGCTTTTTTTCTACCAGCGTAATTAACGCCACCAGCTGCAAAATCAGCTCTTGCCGAAGAAGCTGCAGAAGACGTAGTTCTATCTAATCCTTGTACAAAAGACCCTGTACCTGCTAACTTAGCTGGCTTGCCTTTAGCATTTAATAGCCCCTTGCCTAGTACACCGCCACGACTAGCTACTTCTTTATTAAAGGCTTTAGCCGCTGCAGTTACTGCTACAAAATTACCGCGCATGCTTTCAGCTTTCATAGCCCATCCAGTAGCTAGAACACCTAAGCTAGTTAAACTAGTAGCAGCAAAACCTGATATAACTTGTGCAGATTTACCAAATACTAAAGCTAGTATACCACCAAATAGTAATAGTGCAGCACCGGCATTATCATTTAAAAAGTCAACAAGAGGCTTAATACCACTTGCTACTAGCTGTAGAAAGTCAGTACCTAAGTCGCTAATTTGTACTCTTAGTTGTTCTAATGATTTTTGGGAGGAAGAAGCTGATATATCTATAGATTTAAACTTTTTATTACCTTCCTCGATAACAGCATTAACAAAAGCTTGTCTTCTTTCAAACTGAGTTAAGCTGGATGCAGACACATTTAAGGATGAGGCGTAAGCTCTAATAGCAGGATCAATACGTGTAAAAATACCAAGTTCGTCTAATAGTTCAGGCTCTAGCTTGGCCGCACCTCTAGTAACCCTTTGAAGTGCGTCTTCAAAGTCTCTACCTAGAGCGCGAGAAGCTCCTAAAGCGATAGTAGTTAATTTTTCAAGTTGGGAAGCATTAAAGCCAGCAGAAAGGGCGATGTTAGCTGTTGCTGCTGTCTCAGCTAAAGTAAGCTGGCCTTGTGAAATTTCTCTTAGTGATTTAATAATAGCGGGACCACTCTGTCCTATACTTCTAGCAAGAGAGTTAGTACCTTTTTCGATAGTTTCAGCTTGAGCAGCTTTAGATAGAGCCATGTAAGCAGCTTCAAGAGCAAAGATGGTAGCAGCAGCGCCAGCGTAAGCAGCTACTAAGCCGCCCATGCCAGTAGCTTGTGCAGAAAATTGACGACCGGAACTAGCACTTGCTTGTCCCAGTCGTGTTTGTGCTTTAGTTACACCCGCAGTAGAGCTAGCAACTCCGGCAGCTCCCTTGGATGTAAATGTTGTATCTACAACGTTTTTAATAATGCTCAACTACTTATGCTCTCTTTGCTTTGCTTAAAGAGGCTTGCTCTTTTTGCTTCTGGGTATAGAATTTTCCTAGTTCTTGTTCTGCTAATTTTAACAACTCAAAAACATCTTTACGATCTTGAATTTCATATATATCCATAATCGCAGATAAACCGCTATAGTCTTTGCCCATCCAAGAACCACTCATACCCTCCCATTTATCTGGTAGAGCGTTTAGTAGTACTAGAGTTTGCTGAACTTCTATTGATAAAGTAGAAGGGTCTATAGGTATCTGATTTTCGTCAGGCTCCCAACCCATCTGCTCACACATTAGTAGATACTGTTCTACGTCTACTCCACCTCCGTTAAAAGAACTACGGAGGTAGTCTATTAGTTTTTTGAGTTAGTCTCTACTTTTTTCTTAGAGAATTGCTCAAAATCATTCATAGTATCAGTAACAAACTGGTCAAATATAGTAGAATTTTTAAGTAATTCTAAGGCTTCTTCTATACTATATTCGATATTTTCTTCGGGGTCCATAGAAGAAATGTCAACAGGTAACAATAGAGGTAAGTGTTTACACTTTAAGCCTTTCCAATCGGCAACAGCTTTTTCAGCGTAAGCTTCTAAAAACTTATCACTATCTACTTCTTCTTCACGTTGACGGGTTCTTTTATTGAATTTATATTGTAGGCTTTGGCCTCTAATCTTAACTAAATCTTCTCTGGTTAAGAAACGTAAATTAACCTCAAAACCTTCAATATCCGGGAATTCTACCCATGTTGACGTTTCTTTGGCTATTGCATTTTTAATTTTACTCATGATTTTCCCTCATTTGATTATGGTGAGTGTCTATTCACGTATCTGCTTTCTAAGGTGAGGGGGGACCTTGATTTGCAAGTGAATAGACACTCTCTGGTTAATAGTTAATGTTCCCCCTCAGAAACATCGTTAGTTTAAGTACTAAGCTTTAGCAGCGAAGATTGTAACCTCTCCACCATCGCCTTTACTTGCAGTCGGTTCTTGTCCTACAAAATTAACACTTAGTGAGATAACATCCTCAACAGCTAGTGTAGGGAATTCAAACTGACATGCATCTAATTGAAAAGCCATATAGGGAGCAGTAGCGCCGCCAATAATTAAGTTTGCATTAGAAGTTACAGCAGATGAAGTTCTAGTATCATTAGCAATATTACGTAGGAACGTAGCTGACTCAGTATCACCGGAACGTAGATACATAGTAGCAGAACCAGTTACGGCACGAGTACCAGTAAACTGACCGATAGGTTGGTTAAGTGATGCTAGTTCTTCTGGAGTTAAGTAAGTAACATTATTATTGTAGTCAAAGCTTAGAGCAGTAACTGGGAAGGTGTACTTAACATCAGATCCACCTGCAGTTGGTTTATGATGGAATTCGATAGAACTTAAGCGGTTTTTAATGAAAGAGTTAGTACCAGAAACACCCGCTACATTCATAGTAGCAAAAGGGTGATAGCTGGAAGGAGCAGAAGTATTAACTGAGCTTGAGTTAGCTAATACGGTACTACCGCTATTTAGTATGCCACCAAATACAGAAATAGCATTATTGCGCGGAGTTCCTGAAAGTTCAGTTAGTGTAGTACCAAAGCCGGTCCATGTAGTAGTAGCAATTTCTTCAATACCTGCGTCAACAGCAGCGCCATTAACAGTAGAAGCTTGTACTTGATAAATAACATTATCTAGTTTAAAGTACATATGATTTTCAGGCATAGTAGAGAAGTTAGAGCGAGAAGAGTGTGCTCCTGTAGAAGCTGCAGTAGTAGTTGTAGCTAGTTTACCTCCGCTAGTCCATATAGACTGATCAGCAGTGCCTGAAGTAGGTTTAGTGTTAGAAGTAAGTGACTGCCACATAAACCAGTCAGCTACGGGTTTAACGTTGCCTGTTTTATTTGTTGCAGCTGTTGTCCCATTAGCTGCAGCACCTGTTTGTACACCCGTAGGTCTTACGTATACTTGTAAGTTCCAGTCAACAGGGTTAATTGCGGTATTAAATCTTTGCTGCGAGCGATCAGGACTAGTTCCAGATTCTAAGCTGGTTATGTCCTGAGTAGCGGCAGATGATGACACAGCAAACCCAGCAAGCACTTCTAGCTTCCAGGTGTTTTGAGGTGTCATAGTGGTAACAGCTGCTCCTCCGTTTAAATCAACGGAAGAGAAGAATACCTCGGAATTTCTTTGTAGATTAAGAGATGCCATATTTTTTTCTCCTTAGTTTTCTAGTCTATAGACTATTGATAATTCAATTTCTGCTATACCGTATGGTATAGCCAATCCCTCATCCATAGTAATATTATCTATTGTTATATCTAATATGCCTTTATCAGGATTGTCGCCTAATGCGTATATAATGTGTTCGACGTCTTGAACAAGATTATCAGATATATTTTGTGAATTATCTTCTCCATATACGTATCCCCTTATAATAACGTCTAACGTAGCTACCGTCAAATTTTCTGATTGAAAATCTCGGATTTCGGTCCCCGCAGAGACATACAAGGCAGGAAAGTCGTTAACTTCATCTAGAAATTTAATTTTACGAAATACATTATCAAAAAGATTTAATGCAAAAGTATAGTTACTATCATAAGGAGAAACGCCCCCATCAATCTCTTTTAATCTAGTTACTAAAAATTGGATTATCTCTGTTCTTCTATTTACAGGCATTAGGCCATCCTTTGTATGTTAAATTGTCTTGCGTATACTTTTTGAGCTACTTCTCGTATACTGCGGGTTATTTGTTGTTCAGGGTCATAACCATATTTCTCTAAATGGCTATATAAAGGTAGATAGTAAAAACTTATTAAGTTATTTCTATAATTTGGAACAACTCTCACACTACCTCTGAATCTTCCAGAACGCTCTGTTAGATTAGGTTTAATAGGTGGACCACCTTTTCTCATAGTTTTCTGTAGTTGATTTTGTACTAAAGCTGTCCACTGTACACCTGAAATAAATCCTTGAGTCTTGGTAGCTTGTTTCTTTTGTAGTTTAGGTTTTTTTATCTTAGCTATGCCGCGTGATATAATAGCAGATCCTGCAATATATGCAAGAGCATGATTAAAGCCCATACTCTTTAGCCATTTCTGTACCTCTCCCGCAGTAATACCGGAAGGTAGAGTAGCCATTTCCGATAAAGCTTTAAGTACTGTAGTACCTAATTCTCCGTCTAGTTGTTTTATAACTACTCTATTCATATCATTTAAAGCTTTAGTTATAGTAGACCCTGTAAAGTATAAGTTTAGCTGTATTGTTTCAACAGTCTCATCATCAGCAAGCTTAATTAATATTTTCATTTTGCCTGCAGCTACGCATTTTTTTATTTGAGGCCAAGTAAACTTAATAGTTCTATTCTGTAATACTCCTCTGAATTGTACAGGTATATCAATTGCACTAGCTTTAGTTATTAAGCTATTTTTTATAGCTCTAGCAGCAGGACTTCTACCATCTAATATTCTTAGTAGTTCTCTTGGATTATTAGCATTTGTTCTTAAATTTCTTACTAGTCTAGTAGTTCTAACTTCTTTAGTTTCTGCTTCTGGTTCACCACTTGATAGGTTAAACCCAGTAAGTAGCTCTTGTTTACCTGTTTTTAAGGTAATACCACTACCCCCAGCTAGTCCAACTCTGCTTTTTCTGACTACGCCTGTGTCAGTTTCTTTAGTTGCTACAAGTTTTTGCTCTCTAAACTCTTCTGAACCATCTATATTTATAAAAAAATCAGGATAAAATCCACCTTTACCTGCACTAATTTGACCTCCTCCCAGCTCTTTAACAATAGCTAGCTCTATCTGGGAGTTTAGTCTACCTGCTAAAGAAGTTAGTACACCTTTATACTTACTATCTATTCTAGAAGCCCTATATAATTGTTGAGAAGTTTTAAGGGCCTTAGACAAAGCTAAAGGCCCTTTAGTTGTTACGTTTAGCTTAGGATCTGAACTAGTTACTTTACTAATAATAGTAGAGTTAACAAGAGGGTAGGCTTTCGCCATTACATAATAATCCTATACATATCTAAAATACGTTTTATGTGGGGAGGAAAACTAGAAGCTAAAGGATACTTATCACCACTTTCTCCTTCAAAAGTAAAACCTTTTTTATCCTGATCTTGTTTATACACTAGTTTTATAAAATCTAAAGTAGCCATTTGAATATCTAAAGGTACAGTATTATTTTCGTAACCCGCACGGTAAGAAACTTTTATGCCACTAGGATATCCTTGAAATACTGCAGGACCTAATAGGGTCATAGATGGGAAGCTTCTTTGTACGCCACCTTTTACAGCTGCAGAAGAATTGGTTTCTCTAATTATCTCTCCATGATCTCTACTGAAGGTATAGTCATTAATAGCTCCATGTACGTCAATAATAGAAGTGTCGCCTTGTTTACCGTCAAAATGTAGTAGTAATACTGTATCATCATCAGGTCTAGATCTGTTTGATGGAGGAGTAAAATTAGAAGCTCCGTACACAGCTTTATTAGTAACTTTCATATCGTCTATGTACCCTTTAAAGGTAGTACCTATTTGCACATTACTAGTAAAAGTTAAGTTAGCTTCACTATAGCTAGCATCTGCTATAACATTACCGTTATAGTGCATATACAGTTTTTCATCATCTAGCTTACGGGATACAGCGATATGCGCCCACTTGCGCTTAGAAAATTGTTGTGCTTCAATAGAAGTATTTGCACCTCGCACTACAGTAGCTGTACCTTCTACATTTGCTTCAAAAGCTAGCCCATACTGATTAGAAGTACTGAACTTCATATAGTTACTGGCATCGGTATTTATAGCAAAAACTACATTATCTTGAATAGTGTTCTCATCTATCCTAACAAAAGTTTCAATAGTAAAGTCGCCTTCGTACATTTTTAAGTTATCAGGCACAGAGTTTGATACTACATAGTTAGAGCTATTAAGTTCTAAACTTGCTGTTCCAAAGTTTTTTATGCGGGTAGTTAAGCTAGCTCCTACAGCTGCAAAGTCTATACCACTAGCGTCAGCACTAACTACAGGAGTACCTATAGTTGTTGAATCATTTAGTATTTGGTGTTCGGAGCCGTTAAATTCTGTTATTTGGTATACATTATTTAAAGGTAATCTACTTGTAAATAAGGAGGCTTTACCTCCATCAAAAATCTCTACATAATCGTTAGCTAGTAATTCTTGTCCGATATAGTGTTCAACTACTCCAGTAGCATAGGAAATAATATTAGCTAGTCTAGCATCTTGAACAGTACTAGATATACTAAGATAGTCTTTGACCTGTGCTAAACCAATATATGTATATGTGCCTAAATCTTCTTCAAAACGTTCTGTCATATTTCCCTGCCTTAATATCAAATAAGGGGAGGCGTTTGACCGCCTCCCCCTGTAGTCTCAACGATGTCAAGTATAAATTAACCTGCTTTAACGTTAACAGCGTAAGCATACTTAGCAGAACTAAGAGCAGCTGAGGCAACAGTTGTAAGCGCATGGAAGTCAAAACGAGTTGACATATACATTGCAGTTACTTGCTGGCGTGGTTCGTACTCAGATTCAATCTCAATACCGCGACGTTCAGCAATCATGAAGCCAGGCTTATACATTAAACAACCAATTTCGTTATTCTGTGTACCAACATTGTCCATGAACTCAGATACTACGATAGGAATACCGTATACCGCGCCTACAGAACCTGTTAGGTAAGTAGCGTTAGGACCGAATTTATCAACAGTCTGGAAATCAGAAGTTGTTACTAGGTTGTTATAACCTTGGATAGATGTAACATACACTAGGTCATTACCTAGTTGTAGACCATATTTACCCATTGCTGTACGAGCAGCAGCGATATCTGAAGGATCAGCTTTATCGTTTGCAGAACCTGTAGCAACATCTAGAGAAGCAGCGCGAGCTAGAGCAGCAACACCTTTGATTACAGAAGCGTAACCAACACCAACAGTAATTGCATTGGTTGGGGAAGCAGTAAAGCCTGTTAGAGCACCAGTACCACGTAGAATAGATTTATCAATAGCACGAGCTAAACGACGAGTCGCAGCAGCACGTAAAAAATCTAGAAGTGGTAGTACTGTATCTTCTTCTTCATCTTTGGCTAAGTGTGTTGTAGCCATAAATTTATGTGGGGTAAAGTCCACAGAAGAGATAGTGTTTTGGTTAGAAGTTGGTACGTTTGTAACGTCTCCAACACCAGTAGCATAAGTACCGGATTTGAACATCGCTACATCACCATCTGTATCTTCATCAGCAACTGGTACGCGGAAGTTCTTAGCGTCTACTGGTAGACGGTTAAACATAGGTGCGATAACTAGCTGTTGTTCCATTTCTGTATAGATGTTGGAAGAAAAGTTAGATAAGAATTGATCTACATTTGTAACTGCTTTCATGCGTTGACCAAATTTGGTATCAAATACGTCACGCTTGTTTAGCATTTTAGAAAGAAGAACAGCGTTAGCCATATCTTTTTCTGAGAATTGAGCCTGACGGTTCTGGTTCTCTTGATATAGCATTTTGCTATTCTGTAATGCTTTGATCTCATCTTTGTGCTTTGAGATCTCAAACTGTAGTTCTTTTAACTCAGCTTGGTCTGCTTTTGAAGAGTAACCTTGTAGGTCCTCTGCATTTGCATTTTTAGTAATTGCTTCACCAGTTTTTTCAACCAGATTTGCAACTCTAGGCTCAGAAACAGTGTTAACTGTTTTTGTGGTTTCGACTTCTACAGATTTAGTTGCCTCTGTAAGGTCGATTGTTTCTACGACTTGATCAGCCATGGTGTCGTTCTCCTTTGTTGAATCTTCGTGAAGCTCTTTGATTTCAATAGCGTCTTCACTAGTATTTTCTTTATTAAGTTCAGTTTTAGTGATTTGGGAAATTTCTTCTGCATTCACATTAAGTACATTATCACAATCTTTGCCTTCTGCGTCAATCTCTAAAAATTTAAATATTGGGTTTTGGGCAGTTGCGATATTAAGGACCTTATACATTTTTTCTTGGTAATTTACTAGGTCCCCATTTTGAAGTTCTGCAGTGTCTGCAGATAGTAGATTAGTAAAAGGTATTACTTCATTCGGGTCACGAACTTCGAAATGCTCTTCCTCATCTTCTTTTTCGACTTCAATTTCTGAAGTAATATCTACAGATTTAATTTCTGCTTCTACTTCTTCTGAATTAGTAGCTTCTATGGTAGTATCTTTAGTTTTATCTTCTGAGGTTACTTCCTCTTCAGCTTTAACTTCTACCTCAAAACTAGCTTCATCAGCTTTTAGCTCAGTAGTATCAACTTCGTCTGTTTTTACTTCTTCAACTATATCTTGTTTTGATGTATTCATTGCTTCCTCCTCTGTTGGAGATAAAGGCCTTTCATTAGTAGAAAGATCTTCCTCCATATCATGAATTGGCACGCCTACCATAGTAATATCGTGTGTATGCCCTTCGGCTTCTAATAATATACCATTTACAATTTTATGAGCGTGATTAGTCATATGCGATGCGTAGGTTGTTACACCGTTACCAGTTTCATCAACTTCGACAGTATGATAATGACCAGCAGTCATATCAGTTATACCGGCTTTAATCTTACGCATTGCTTTTTGATCTTCTTGATCAGTTTCTTTAAATTCTTTTACAAATTTAGAGTAGTCATCGTCCGAGTCAAAACCCTTACGAATACTAAATAGAGAATCTTGGTTGCAAGGTACACTTACAACAGATATCTCTAATAATTCTACTTCAGTAATAGTCATAGAATCATCATTTCGATTATATTTGCCGTCTTTTACTCGGAAACCTACACTAAAGCTTTTTAAAGCTCCATCATTTATAAGTGTTTGTATCCCGTGAATTTTTTCAGCAGCTTCACTCACGGCACCTTCTACATAAATACCTTTTTTATCAACAACAATCTTTTCTATACGCCCAATGGGACATTCATGTTTATGCTGATAAAGCATTACTGGATTTTTTCTGTAATTCTCTACACCTTTAGCCCATGCTTCAGCGGTAACAACGTCACCTGCACGGTCTTTAGTAATAGTATTAGCATATCCAGCAATCTTTAGAGACTTACTGCCTCTTTTATAGGATTTAGCTTCGAAGGAGCTGTTTAAATAAAATGTTTTATTTGTCATTAATCACTTCCTTGATCACTAGTAGTATCATCTACTGGTCTACCACCTTGGGACGCATCAGTAGCACTACCCGTTATGTTTTGTGGTACTCTTATATTATCATTTCCTTCAAGTTTTGCAAATCTTAATCCTTCACGAGCCTCATTCGGGGTTATGATTCCTGTATTTACCAGAGTAGAGTAGTACAAAGCCTGAGTTCTGTTATCAGGCTGAAGTGCGGGCACTGATAACTTGTCTGGTCGGATGTCAACTCCAGAGTTAAAGAAGTGAGAAAAAGCACTACAAAACTGACTTAGCATAGGTAGGATAGTATGTAAATAAAATAATTTTTGGTTAGCGTCAATATTTGCGTTATTACCAGATTTTAGTAATACATAAGGAACACCTAATGCTTTAGACATATCTTGCTGTATACGTTCAATAGAATCTTCAAAGTCTAGTTGATCGAAGTTAACGGTGGAAAACTTATCAATTTTTAAACCACCATCAAGTATAGCGGGATTTCTAGCACCATCAAATATAGTTGTATAAGTAGATCTCCAAGCTTCTAGCAAGCGCTCTTTAACTCTTTTAGAAAGTATGTTATCAGTAGTAAGAACAAATCCTGGAACAGCATTATTTTTAAAAAACTGTCTTTGAAAGTTAATCATATAGTAGTACAGCTCAATTAATCTAATAATAGACTTAATCTTAGATACTCCTCTAAATATAGACTCATCATTCTCAGCCATAATATGAATTATCTCATGAGCTTCAAACCTAATTGCATCAGACTTACGAGTATGTTTACCGTATCCAAATAAATCTGAGCTACGTTGATTAGATACTAAGTAGTTGTAGTGTGATACAAAAGTTTTAGGATCTGGTACTACTTCTACATCATTTGCAGGAAGTACATATAGATCATTACCATCATAATAAAAGAAAGCATTACCATCTAGCATAAAATCTAAAAATGCTCTTCTAAATAAGCGTACTCTATCCTCAAAAGGATTAGGTTTTAGGTTAAGTATTTTATTTACTTTTTTTGCAGGGCCTGTACCCTCAACTATAAAAGGAATCTCTGCACAAGCATTTACAACAAGGTCTATAGCTCTATGAACTATTTCAATTTCTCTATAAGCTTGTTCGTATTCTACAATATTATCAGGACTAGCAAAAGGCTCTAAAGACGCTATAGACGCCTGAGCAGGATTAAGTTTTTCTGATAACCATTGTCTCCATTGAGGTGTTTCTTTAATTGCCATGTTTCGCCTTCTGAATGTCTAACCAAGTCTTTATCTTAGGTACTAGGTGATTAGAATATTTCTGTCCATATAAGTTATGTAACTGTTTATGATGCTTACCGCATAAAGTAAATAAGTTGTCATGTCCTAGGTCACTCTTACAATCTTCTGCAAAAATAACTCGTAGTTCTTTAATAACATCTACATCATCTATATGTCTTACGTTATTATTAGTACACCACTTTTCAAATAATTGACTTACACTATATAAATGGTGTAGCTCTAAATTGTCAGTAGCCTTACATATATAACATTCATCACGTAGTTTATAATCTTTTTTTATATAATCTCTTATATATTTTACAGGAAATCTTTTTAGTTTATTCATGATAATGCATTTTTGGAATCTGTCCAACCTATATTTTTAAAGTTTTGCAAAACATTCCATCTCTTTATAAAATGAGAGGGGTCTTTATTTAAACCTACGTCACCTTCTGGTAAGTTCAAAACTTTTCCAGATACTGTACTTAGATTATTTATCTTACACTTATTCTTAACCAGATAGCTAACAATAATATCATCTCCACGCTCAGGATAGCCTATAGCTAGTAGGTCTTTTTTTACTAGATCAAGAGCTGCTTGTTTAATAAGTACTACTGATCCTACTAAAAAATCTACAATAGAATCCGTACACCAGTGATCATTTAAATCAGAGTATGAATTAGAAGAAGATACCCCTGACTTACCGTAAACTCCTATCATAGGTTTATTTTTTTTATACATAGTTTTAATAGTATCTATAGAAGGTAATAAATCATCATCTAATACTAGTTTATAAGGTTCATTATACTCATAACAGCGTATCCATCTTTCCATACATTTATAATTAGTATCATTATTTATAACATCTATAGTACCTCCCATTACGGGAAAAGGGTTAGAAGGATTGTTATTTATAACAGTTATAGGAAATTTATCTTTATAAGCAGCTATAATCTTGTTAACATTGTCAGGTCTTTTATAATTAAGTACCATAATCCTAAGCATAGATAGAAATACCGTTAGTCTTGTGATGAGTATATAAAGCATACCTAACTGCGTCACAAGGATGAGACGCCCAGTTATGTACTGGTTTAGGTATATCAGTATTAGGGTTCCAAGAGTAAGCAGCTATAGCAGAAAAAGTATGAGTAGCGCCCTCTATATCAAAATACAAATTATCATTCTCTACTAAAGATTGTACAAAACTTATACCGTCGTTTACTGATTTAATTGCGTTCTCACAGTAAATATCATAATCGTAAGCAAAGTCAGCTTTTACTTGTTGTGCGGCTGAGTCTATATAAATACTTTCTATAGCCCATTGATCTACTTTATCACGTATAACACTAGCTAATTCTGAAGTAGTAGACTCTTTAGATATATATTCATCTAATATATAGTATTTATCATCTCTAGAAACGCCTATAACTACAAATACATTCTCATCTCGATAGCCTACGTCTAGCCCTGCTATAACCTCTGAAAAAACAAGCTCTTCACAGTCTATTAGGTGTTTATCTTCATCTATAGCATCAAATATCTGGGATTCAGTAGTAGTCCATTCACATTCGTATTCTTGCATGTACAAAGCTCTAGTCATGGATCTTTTAGCTTCATCAACATCTTTTGAAGATAGCATAGGATTAGCTCTCCAAGTAAATTTAGCAGAACCCCACTCATCAAACTCAGCATCTTCTCCTCGTAAGAAATAACTATATAAATAGTTAGCCTTGCCTCGTGGGGTGGAGATCCATAAGCATCTAGAATCTTTAAAGGTGGATAGTGCAGGACGTAAATCTCTAGTAAAGTACTCATCGTTAGGTATAATAGCAGCTTCATCTACTATAAGTAGGTTAGCAGCGCGTCCAACTAAAGAGTCTCTATTATTAGCAGATAAAAGTCTAAATATAGAGCCATTAACTAGCTTTACTACTTTATCTTTTTGATTAAACTTATCTACTTCAAGTTCCATCTGTTTAATTAGGTCAGTTACATAGTCCCAAATAATAGAAGATAGTGAGAAGTTTGGAGCTACTACCATTACTTGCTGTCCTGGCTCAAGTAATTTAGCGAAAGCTAATATAGCTGCACCATAAGATTTTCCAGTACGTCGCCCAGCTATATGAACAAAAAAACGATTCTCATTAAGCCCATCTATCATAGCTTGCTGAGATTCGTTAAATTCTGTAGGTACGGGTAGCTTAGATAGTAGCTTATCTATAGGAAGCCTGAAAAAACTCATTTTATAAAGTAATCAGAAATCATTAAGAAGTAACCACTTATAGCAGCTACTGCTCCTCCTAACCATAGTAATGTTTTAATAGAGGTTCGCCCTTGTGTAGCTAAGCTACGTAAACTAGACACGCAAGCGTGTAGCTCATCCATTTGTTTGTTCATGTCATCTAAACTTTTTGATATATGTTTATACCGTTCTTCACAAACAGCTTCATGAGCAGATATTTCTGTACCGTTCCTAGTACTTCTCTCATGTAGTTTATCAAGTTCGCTTCTAACTTGGTCTAGCTCTCGTTCTTCTACCATAATTAAATCTTAATTATAAAGTTAGTAATTTCAAAAGGCAACGCAGTAGCTGCAGTATGATTAGCTACTGTTAGTGCTGGTACTGTTAGTGCGGGTACTGTTAGTCCCGGTACAGATAGCCCCGGTACAGATAGTGCTGGAACAGCTAGTGCTGGAACAGAGTGCGTATGATTACCCGTAGTCATAGTAGGAATGGTTAGTGCTGGAATAGATAATCCTGGAACAGATAAGGCTGGAACAGATAATCCTGGAACAGATAGACCTGCGACAGACAAGGCGGGAATAGAGTGTGAGTGTGCAGCAGTGTTTACAGAAGTAACTACAGCAGTTAAAGAGGAGTCTTTAGCAGATGCAGCAACGTTACCCGTTCCTACATTAAGAGCTTGAGTAGCCGCAGCAGTAGTGCCTGTACCTGTATTACCTGCTCCAGTAGTAGCTGTACCACTAGTACCCGTACCTGTGTTACCTGTACCCGTTGTACCCGTACCTGTATTATAAGTAGATGCTGCTATAGTAGCAGTAGAATTACCGCTAGTACCAGTGCCTGTGTTACCGGTACCTGTGTTAGCTGTACCAGTTGTACCCGTACCACTAGTACCCGTACCTGTGTTAGAAGCGCCAGTTTGAACTCCCGATATAGCGGCAGAAGTAAGTACACCACTAGCAGCAGCAGCGCTGCCTGTAGCACCTACAGTACCATTATTAGAACCTTTACCGAGAGGAAGTCTATCTGCTAAATTAGGAGTGTTAAAAGTACTAGATCCATCACCTACTCCAAAAGCAGTACCTACAATTGCAAATAATCTTGCGTAAGTTGTCCTACTAACAGCAGCAGCATCGCATAGTAGCCAACCAATAGGGGCAGAAGCGCCCCCATAAGCAACTATAGTGCCAGCAGGTACTACTTCGTAACCTCCAGCAGTGGCGCCATCATGAATTCTTAGGCCTTTAGAGCCCTTGTCTATAGATACCTCACCATCAGCACCTGTAAATGAGTTATTTTGGGCTGTTGTGCCTCTTCTGAATTGTAGCTGTGTAGCCATTAGTTACTCCTTAAAAATTTATTAGTTTAGAATGATCCAAGGTCGAAAGTACCACCTACTACCATATTACCACCAACTATTACATTACCTGTGCTAGTACCGTTACCAACAGTAACAGTAGCGTTAGCTTGTATTTCTAATTTAGCAGTTGCGTCTAAACCAAGACCACCCATGTATGTTGAAACTTTTTGTGTCATATCATCCCTTATACCATATTAAAATTACTTAGTCAATGTATTTATCATAGTGTACCTAAATCTAAGGTAGCTCCTGCTAGGCTGGCTTGCTTAGCATTTAGTTGAGTTTGTATAGCACTAGACACACCATCTAAGTAACCTACCTCTGTAGCAGTAACATCAGATACAGCTACTTTGCCAGAACCGTCTGATACTATAGCTCTTGACGTTGCTAGATTACCAGTAGTAATAGTGGAAACAGCTCCAGCTATGTTAGCAGTTCTTCTAGCTTCTACAGCAGCATCTCCACTGTTAGAGTCAGTAGTAGAAATCTTAGTATTTAGTTGGGTCTGAACAGAGCTAGTTGCATCTAAGTAACCTAGAACAGTGCTAGTAACGCTAGAAGCAGCTACTTTACCTGACCCATCTGATACTAGAGCTTTTGACGCTGTTAAGTTACCAGTAGTAATAGTAGATACTGCTCCAGCAATGTTAGCAGCTCGTCTAGCTTCTATAGCAGTAGCTTCAGTAGTTAAAGTGCTTACGTTAGCTGTTATAGCGGTATTTAAATCGGCACCGTTATAAGATATAGTAGAAGCACTAAAGGCTCCTACAACTAAGTTAGCAGCCCCTGTAGGAGCAATAACTGTGTTACTTTCAGGGTCTCTAGTCTCTGACAGAGTAAAAGACTTAGTAGATTCATCATAGTATATAGCAGCATTACCTGAAGTACCTCGATTTAAGAATATACCTACATCGCTGCTGGGGGTACCTGTAACAGCATTAGCAAGCATTATAAATCTATCTTGTATTACTTTATTAGTTGAGTTAATAGTAGTAGTCAAACCATTAACTGTTAAGTTACCTGTAATTACTAAGTCATGTCCAGCAGTTACTAGTCCTGAGAAAGTAGGAGAAGCTAAAGGAGCTTTTGCATCTATTTGGGTCTGAATAGAGCTAGTAGCATCTAAGTACCCTAAAGTAGTAGTAGTAACGCTAGAAACAGCTATTTTACCAGAACTATCGGATACTAAAGCTTTAGCAGTTCCTAAGTTACTGGTTGTGACTGTAGATATAGCACCTGCTATATTAGCAGCTCTTCTAGCTTCTACAGCAGTAGCAGCTGTATCTTGTAAAGTTACGTTAGCAGCTCTTCTAGTCTCTACAGCAGCAGTAGCTGTATCTTGTAAGGTTACGTTAGCTGCTCTTCTAGTTTCTATAGCATTAGCATCTGTAGTAGAAATCTTAGTATTTAGTTGAGTTTGAACAGAGCTAGTAGCATCTAAGTATCCTAGAACAGTGCTAGTAACGCTAGAAGCAGCTACTTTACCTGATCCGTCTGATACTAGAGCTTTTGACGCTGTTAAGTTACCAGTAGTAATAGTA